GTGTTTCTGGATTACTTAGTCCTGCGTTGTTTGACGAAATAGATGCAAACACAGCTAAAGTAACAAATGTAGTTACTAACTTATCTGTAGCAAATAGTACAGGTGCTAGAGTGATAGCATCTTCAGATGGAACAAACGCTACTATACCAATAGCAACTACCTCTGTAAGTGGGGTAATGTCAAAAGCAATATTTGATGAGCATACTGCAAATGTATCTAAGAATACTAACGTAAGTACTAATCTTGGAATAACAGGCGATACAGGAGCTAGAGTTATTACTTCTTCTGACGGAAATAATGCAACTATTCCTGTTGCAACTACTAGTGTATCGGGCTTACTAACTCCTAGTCTATTTGATGAGATTGATGCAAACACAGCAAAGAATACAAATGCCACTCATTCAGGAGATGTTACAGGTAGTGGAGCACTTACTATAGCTGCAGACGCAGTTACATATGCTAAGATGCAAAACGTATCAGCCACTAACGTAGTATTAGGTAGAGACTCTACAGGTGCAGGAATAGTAGAAGAAATATCTGCAGCTAATCTTCGTACAATTATTAATGTAGAAGATGGAGCTACTGCTGACCAAACACAGGCTGATATACACGGACTTGCTATAACTACTGTAGGTACTCTTGACACAGGTAATGCTACAGCTATAGTTACAGACGCTTCTACATCTGCAAAAGGTAAAGCTAGTTTTAGTTCTGACAACTTTGCAGTTTCTTCAGGTGCTGTAACAATAAAAGACGGTGGTGTAGATTTGACTGCAGAAGTTACAGGAGTGTTACCAAACGCAAACTTAGATGCAGATACAATGCACTTAAACGTTGCACAAACTGTAACCTCTTTAAAGACTTACACTGCTAACATGCGAATTGGTGGAGACACTAGTACTAGTAACAATTGGATTTCTATAGATTGTCGAAATGGTAGTGATACTACAGGTGGTGGTATATCATTTTTTGAAACAGGAAGTTATGATGTAGATACTCCTCAATATGGAGCTAAAATAGTTTACAATGAAGATGATGACACATTTAGTTTAGGTACTATACAAAACAATTCGTATCTAAAACAACTGTATATAAAAAGAAATTTAGATTATATATATTTAGCTGATGCTTGTTTTATAGAAGGAACAACACCTGGCCTTATTTTAAAAGACTCTAGTACTACAGTTGCTGACGGAGATAATATAGGTGTAATATCTTGGTCAAATGACGATGATACAGGTACAACCTTGCAAATGAGAGGTGTAGCAACTGAAAATCATGCAGATGATGCTAATGGTGGAAGTAAGATTGAGTTCTATGTTACACCTAATACTACTAGTGCTGTTGCTCTTGCTCTTACTGTAGGGCAAGACAAGTCTTTAACTGTAGAAGGAGCAATAGAATTAGGACATGCAACAGACACTACTATAGCAAGAACTGCAGCAGGTAAAGTTACAATAGAAGGAGTTAGAATAAAAACTCAAGAGTTATATGTAAAAATATTACCAAGTAATTTTATTGCAGATGATGGTGGTAGACCTCTTGCTATAGACGATGCTTCATCTAATAGGTTTATAGAAAGTCATGGTTCTAATCCTATGTTTGCTTCTGTAGAGATACCTTTAGGATTTAAAGCAACTCATGTTCATATTTATGGAGATGGAACTTCAGCTATGACGGTATTTGAAGCTGATGTAAATACTAGAGCTGTAACAAGTAAAGGTACAGGAAACATAGGTACTAATTTAGCTATCACAAATGTTACTGCTGACGCAACAAATTACATATTAATACAGTTAGTACAAACATCAGGAGAACAAGTTAACGGAGGAATAATGACAATAGCAGCAGTATAAGATATGGCACTAGCAAGTAAAAAATCAGAAGCAGTACACAGTAAAACAGGTAGTGAAAAAGCAGCTTTAAAATCAAGTTTTGATAATACTAAACACTCAGAGTTAGAAGCATACCCCCCTGAAGCAGCAATGTTATATCAAATGCAACAGATGCAAGAAGATATAGATGAGCTTAGACGCTACATAGTTAGTGCAGAGTTGTTAGTTGTATCTACAGGAGGTAGTTTACCAACAAGGGCTACAACTAGAGGTTCTGGATTGCTTTGGAATAATAGAGGAGTAGTAACAATAGGATAATAAAGATATGGCGACAATAAACACAGACATAGCACAAAAAATTGATATAGTAACAAGGCAACACGATACCTTTGTTTTAACTTTAAATATGTCAACTTCTTCTGGTACATCTTACGATTTATCTAACACCTATATATTATTTAATATATACAACGGAGAATCTGAAGACAGTCAGTTATTACTTTCTAACGCAAGTAACGAGTCAGGAACTTTATTTAATTTATTTGTTGCTGGAAGTAAAGTTATGTATGATAAATTTAATATAGATACATATACCGTAAAAATATCAGACGCTGTTATTATAAACAACACAACAGGAGTGGTAACAATAAGTAATTATGCGTTACCTATAGCTCCAGGAAATTATAAGTACAAAATGATTGTACAAACTACAACTAGTATTAAAACATGGATGCATGGAAAATTCAAAGTCAATGAGTAACAAGGAAAAAAATGAAGAAATTGCGAAGCAACAATGGGAATCTTGGATAGTAGACTTAGAAGAACAAGACCAACCTGAGACTTGTGGCATTGATGATGATGACTGCGAGGCATGTGGCTCGTAAAAAAGGATTATATTTGATAACAAACTAAAACAAAACACAATGGCTTCAATTAATGATTACGATTTTAAAGAATACCGCAAAGGAGGAAGTGTAATAGTTACTGGCACGGGTGATACTACAGGAGAGTTTTTTGGTGTAGAATGTATAACAGCTTGTACTTTTACAACATTTACTATAGCTAATAGTACTGGAACTTTTACAGGTATAGCATACCCTAAAGGGACTATTATATATGGAGATATTACCGCTTTAACCGCTGGTAGTAGTGAAATATATATAGCATTTAAAAAATAATGAATATATTTAAGAACGATAACATCTGGAATGAGAAAGCTATTGTAGGGTTTATAGCGTTTGCTATTATGTGCCTTATAATGGTAGCTGACCTTGTTACAGGTTGGCTTGGTTCTGAACTAATAGTAAACGAATTTGTTTACGAAGCTTTTGTTTGGGTTGTTCTTGGGTGCTTTGGTATATCAGGAGTAGAAAAGTTTGCTAAAAAATAAGCTATGAAAGGAGTAAAACATTATTTAAAAAATGGAACTGAATGGAAAGGTGCTAGTCATAAAATGTCTAACGGTAAATTACATACAGGAAAGACACATACAAAAACTAGTAAACCTTTAGTTCACATGAAAGATTTATCTAAATCAGTTAAGTCTAAATTAAAAAAATAAACAATGGCACGTAAAGGTTTGTACGCTAATATACACGCTAAACGCAAAAGAATAAAAGCGGGTAGTAAAGAAAAGATGCGAAAGGTAGGTAGCAAAGGAGCTCCTACTAAATCGAATTTTAAACGTGCAAAAAAAACTGCTAAGAAAGCTCGTGGTGGAATGTTAGATTGTCCATGTCATCTTAAAAATCAACACGACTAATGGCTAAGAAAAAAGAAACACCTATAAGAAAAACCACCAAAGGAAAAGGTGCTAACTACAGACCTACAAAGTCTGGAGCTGGTATGACTAAAAAAGGTGTTGCAGCATATAGAAAAAAGAATCCTGGCAGTAAATTAAAGACTGCCGTAACAGGTAAAGTTAAGAAGGGTAGTAAAGCTGCAGGTAGAAGAAAGTCATATTGTGCAAGGTCTGCTGGTCAATTAAAAAACAGTAGTGCCAAAACAAAGAATGACCCTGACTCAAGAATAAGACAAGCTAGAAGAAGATGGAAATGCTAAAAAAATTATTAATTATTGCGGCATTGTTGTGTAATGTACAAACTGTAAATGCACAAATTTTACGATTTGCTACTTTCTATGCAAGCTTTTCAACAGGAGCTCCGTTTTCAGAAAACCAATCATTTATCGTTGATGGTGTAGCTGGTTCAGGACAGTTAGTAGAAATTACTAACGTAAGCAAGCCAAATTACAATGTAAGCATTGGACTTCGTAAGATAGCTAGGTTTGATTACCAAGTAAAGCAAGGTAATTTTTATACAGGTTCAGAGAATGAGGTAAGTGATTACGCTACAATATCTAACGCTCCTGGTCTAGAGTATTTGTTTGAATATTCTTCTATACGTAATAGAGGTATTACATTTACGCAACATGAATACAAACTTAGATACATATCTAATAACTACACAGCAAGAGCCTCGTATGTAAATGATGGTTTAATTAATTTACAGTATACTTTGGGCGAGGTTAGGCTACGCAAAAGTTTTGGTAACATAGACTTTACTTTAGGCGTAGCCCATCGTTCTCACCCTGTATATGGATACTCTCCAATTACAGAATGGTTTGCTAATCCTTCAAACAAACACTGGTGGCAATTAGCTCAGGAGTTTGGTGTGTTTAGTACAACGGGAGGTAGTGAAGATTGGATGCAGATAGATACAGAAACAGGTACTGCTGAGTGGATTGCTGAGTCAGATAGAGAGTTTTATATATATCATTTTGGTGACCTAGTTAATAGGTATAATAAAGAACAACTCGACCTATTAGGGTTGCAACAAGAAGTTTCTGCAGTTATAGGAGCTGATTATTATCTGTATACAACACAGTCGTGGATACATGCTTGGGCTTCCTTATACCCTATACATAGAGGGTTGAGTAAATATTCTTACACATATCCTGGCAAAAAATCTGAGTGGGATATAGGTATTGTTGCAGGCTCTAAAGTTAGCAGACATTTTAGTATATTCGTAGAGGGTAGGCATCTTAAATACTGGGACATACTATCTTACGAAATGAAAGTTGGATTAAATTATATAATATTCTAAAAAATGGCTCAAGAATTAAACGAAGATACAGCAGTACAAATAAGTATAAAAACATTAGCAGGTATAGCTTTTGTGATAGCTACTGTTGTTAGTGGATGGTTTGTTTTACAAAACGATATAGCAGAAGCTAGAGAACTTCCTTTACCAACAGCACCTGCTATTACACGTATGGAGTTTGACATGAAAGATAAACTTGTTAGGCAAACTATAATGAATACCCAAGATGATGTCTCAGAGATTAAAGAAGATATGAAGTTAATAAAAGCAAAGCTTTATGAATAAGTTTATATGTTTATTACTGATTACTACAAATATTGTAGCTCAAGAGTTTATCACTTCTAGCTCATTTGATTCTAAAACATCAAAAGGAATAGTGGTAATTGAGTTCTATGCTGAATGGAATGATGGTAATAAAGTAGATTTTTTACCTTCGTTAAAAGATTGCAATAGTTATAAACTATCTATTGTTAAAAACTCTTCACTACAACAACGATTTAAAGTTACTTCTATACCTACCTTAATTCTTTTAAATAATGGTATTGAAGAAAAGAGATTTAACCCTAACATAATGATGCAGTTAGAGGCAACAAAAAAAGAAGTTCAATCATCTATAGACGATATAATATTTAACAAATTTCAATAATGAATAAAGAGAAACTTCAAGAATCTGGCTGGATAGTATTAGTTACAGCTTTACTATTTTTTATACTAATGTTTGCATCAAAAACAGCTAAAGCTCAACAGCAAACAGTATTTGTAGAATGTACAGCAGGAGAATACCCTGATGAAATTACTTGGCAAATACTTACTTGCAATGGTGGTATACTGCTAGAAGGCATATCTCCTTACTTAGGTGCTGTTGTATTACCAGAGTATTACCAGATAAACATGCAGGATACATACGGTGACGGATGGAATGGTGCTTATCTTTATATAGACGAAACAGAGTACGGATTTTTATCTGATGTAGATTGGATAGATTCTCTTGGTACTTGGCCTCAAGAGTTTAAAGAACAGCTTGTAGATGTAGGTTGTCTTACAATAGGAATTAAAGAGTTAGATAATGCAAAGTTTATTCCAACACATTATTATGATGTATTGGGTAGAGAAGTAAAACCTGTAAGAGGTTTTTATATAGCGAGCAATGGCGTATTAACAAGAAAGATTTACATAGATGAGGTTAAGCAATAATTTTGTACTGTCGGAAATAACAAGAAGTAATACAGCTAAACGATTAGGATTAGACAATGGACCAAACAAAGACCATCTACGAAACATTCAACGGATTGTTTCAAATCTTATACAGCCTATGCGTGACGCTCTTGGTCCTATTAGGATTAGCAGTGGTTACAGGAATCCAAATGTCAATCGGGCTATCGGTGGAAGTACTAAAAGCCAG